TAAACGAATCAACGTTTGCCGTACGCAATATCATGATTGAGCACGTGACGAAAGTTGGTGCTCAACGCCGTAGAGAACATGCTCGCAAGGGCGCCTAAACTCAGCCTTAGGACCGAGTAGGCGGCTTCTGCCTGGACCAAAAGATTCGCTACCTGGCGGTCCAAAATGAGCATATTCAAGTTGACATCTCCTAAATAACTGTTATAATAGTGTTTTAGGAGATTTCTATGTCAGATGCAAAAACATTCAACGGCGATCAAAAGATCAAACTTATCCAAATTATCAATGAGGGCATGCAGGTAACCCAAGAAATTGAAACACTCACTGGCGGGCTCAACGACACAATCAAAGCCATTGCTGAAGAATTGGAAATCAAGCCCGGCGTCTTGAAGAAGGCCATCAAGCTAGCACACAAAGCTGAATTTGGCAAAGCCAAACAAGATCACGAATTGTTAGAAACTATTTTGGAAACTGTAGGCAAAACACTCTAATGTATTCTGTATTTCAACACTGGGATCCGTTAAAGGTATGCGTGATAGGTACAAGTTACCCGCCGGAATTTTATAGATGGATCCAAGACGCAAACACACGCCAACGCTTTGAACGCTTGGCCGAAGAAACCGAACAAGACTATCAAGCCCTTATAGATTTATTACAAGGCAAGTTCGGTATCCGGGTGTTGCGGCCTCAACTACCTGTGGATCTCAGCACGTTGAATATACAAAATCGTTGGATGCAGCCTCCTGTGTGTCCCAGAGATTATTTTATCATGATCCAGGACCGGCTGTGGGTTCCCACAGTGCCCAATCGTGTGCATGCTGATCGTGCATTTGCCAGACAGAGTTTGTTGACACGACAAGAGTTTGATCGCATGGATCAAGCACAACTTGATGCCAAGCTGAGTTGCTACAAAGATATTTTTCAACATGTGCGTGATCAAGGCAATGCCATTGTGGAGACCGATCTGGACTTTGTGAACGGTTGCTTTGTGAGTCGCATTGGTGAAAACTTGTACTTTGCCACTCAAGAATACACAGAAGATCAAGACCAACTGTTGCAAACAGTCAACTCACATTTTCCAACCACGCACAACAAAATTGTCAACGCTGGCGGACACGGTGATGCCACCTACTGCCCTGTTACTCCTGGCTTGATTATCAGCCTGCGTGATATTCCCACCTACGCTGATACATTCCCTGATTGGGAAGTGGTGTACCTGCCACCCAGCAAGTACGAACACATGCGCGAGTTCCAGGCCAGCATGAGAATCAATCGCGGACGTTGGCACATTCCTGGGTTTGAACAAGATCAAAATCTTATCAACACTGTGGAATATTATTTTGATGACTGGGTGGGTGATGTCAGCGAAACTGTGTTTGATGTCAACATTCTTGTGATTGATCACAAGAACATTGTGGTAAGTTCACACAACGATCAAGTTGAAGCTGCCTGTGCCAGACATGGAATTGAAGTACATGTCAGTCCGTTTAGACATCGCTACTTCTGGGACGCAGGTATTCACTGTATTTCTAATGATTTGAGCCGTGATGGCAAAATCCAAAACTACTTTGCCACTGGCACTAAGTAACAAAGAGTCGCTCACTCTACGAGCATGTAGCATGGCCCACCAGCCACAAATGGAGAAAAATTGAGTTATATTGACGCACTATTTGATCGTGAACACGATCGCATTCACACTGTAGAACGCCGAGACGGTGTGAGAGTCTACCGAGAATACCCAGCAAATTATATTTTTTACTACGATGATCCACGTGGAAAGTTTAAGAGTATCTACGGCACACCCGTATCAAGATTTTCTACGAGGAATAACAAAGAGTTCCGCAAGGAAGTGCGTGTTCACAGCCATAAGCCGCTTTATGAAAGCGACATCAATCCAATCTTTAGATGCCTTGAAGAAAACTACAAGGATCAAGATGCGCCTGAGCTTCACACAGCGTTTTTTGACATTGAGGTGGCTTTTGATCAAGAACGCGGTTTTTCCCCGGTATCGGATCCTTTTAACCCAATTACTGCAATTTCAGTCTATCTCGACTGGCTAGATCAACTGGTCACATTGGCTGTGCCGCCCAAACATCTAAGTTGGGAGACTGCACAAGACTTGGTTAAAGACTTTGAAAACACCATCTTGTTTGCTGAAGAGTCGGAAATGATCAAGACATTCTTGGATCTAATCGATGATGCAGACGTGGTGTCGGGTTGGAACTCAGAAGGCTATGACATTCCTTATACTGTGAACAGATGCACTAGAGTGTTGAGCAAAGATGACACACGCAAATTCTGTTTATGGGGGCAACTGCCCAAGAAGCGCATGTTCGAACGCTTTGGTGCAGAGAACGAAACTTATGACTTGATTGGTCGTGTGCATATGGACTATATGCAACTGTATCGCAAGTACACATATGAAGAACGTCACTCATATAGTCTAGATGCCATTTGCGAATACGAACTAGGCGAACGCAAGACACAGTTCGAAGGTACCCTGGATAGTTTGTACAATCAACACTTCAAGACATTTATTGAGTACAACCGCCAAGACACATTGCTGATTGGCAAACTGGACAAGAAATTGCGTTTCTTGGATCTAGCCAATGAACTGGCACACGCTAACACAGTACTATTACAGACCACCATGGGTGCTGTGGCCGTGACTGAACAGGCCATCATCAACGAAGCACATGAACGTGGCATGGTTGTGCCCAACCGCAAGCAACGCCTTACAGACGAAGACACACAGGCCGCAGGTGCTTATGTGGCATACCCCAAGAAAGGGGTGCATGAGTGGATTGGATCAGTGGACATCAACAGTCTGTATCCGAGTGCAATTCGTGCCATGAACATGGGTCCAGAGACTGTGGTTGGTCAACTGCGCCAGACCATGACTGATCGATTGATCAAGAGCAACATGGCCAAGGGACAGAGTTTTGCGGCTGCTTGGGAAGGCATCTTTGCCAGCTTGGAATATACTGCTGTGATGAATCAAGAGCGTGGCACTGAGATCACTATTGACTGGGAGAACGGCGAAGAGTCGGTACACTCAGCCGCAGAGATCTGGAACATTATCTTTGACTCAAACCAACCCTGGATCCTCACTGCCAACGGTACTATTCTCACATTCGAAAAGAAGGGCATTATCCCTGGCTTGCTAGAGCGTTGGTATTCGGAACGTAAGGAACTGCAGGCCAAGAAGAAGGAAGCCAAAGATGCCAAAGAAATTGCATTCTGGGACAAACGTCAACTGGTTAAAAAAATTAACCTCAACAGTCTCTACGGCGCTATCCTTAACCCGGGCTGTAGATTCTTTGACAAGCGCATTGGACAATCGACAACACTTACTGGTCGTTCGATTGCAAAACACATGGATGCTTATCTTAACGAACTCATTACAGGCGAATATGATCATGTTGGAAAAGCAGTCATATATGGAGATACGGACTCATGTTATTTTTCAGCATGGCCCGCGCTTAAGAACGAGGTTGAAGTAGGACGCATGGCGTGGTCAAAAGAGACTTGTATTGCACTGTATGACAGCCTTGCTGACCAAGTCAACTCGAGTTTCCCTGGCTTCATGGAACAGGCTTTCCATTGTCCCCGAGACATGGGTGAACTGATCAAGTGCGGTCGTGAAACTGTGGCGGATCGCGGCTTGTTTATCACCAAGAAACGCTATGCTGTGAATGCCATTGACATTGAAGGCAAACGCCTGGACGTAGAAGGCAAGATTGGCAAAACAAAAGCCACAGGACTTGACTTAAAACGTTCAGACACTCCCAAAGTTATTCAAGACTTCTTGTTAGAAATTCTAAATAAACTGTTGGCAGGTGCTGGAAAGGATGAGATTGTGGAACGTATCCGTGAATTCAAATACGAGTTCAAAGAGCGTCCAGGTTGGGAAAAAGGTTCGCCCAAGCGTGTGAACAACTTGACCAAGTACCGAGCAGAAGAAACTCGATTGGGCAAAGCAAACATGCCGGGGCATGTGCGAGCCGCAATCAACTGGAACAACATGCG